TCATTACCACAAGTTCGGCTAAATCCAATGAATCCTTAAAAAATTGAGGATAAAGCAATTGTTTACCTTTTGAGAAAGGCGGATTACCCACTACAATATCAAATTTTCTATCTATCATTAAGCTATTTATTACTTCAATGCCAATACGCTTGGCGTACTCGGACTTTATCCAATGATCCGAGTAGAACGTTATGTTCTTTGGGTTCACGCCATAATGATACACCAACGAGAACATCCATTCAACATTGAATATGACTAAAATGGTTTTATTGTGAACATCCACTTGGTCCAAGATTTCGTGTACTAGCTTCTTGGGAGTGCGGACATTGTGGCTATCATCATAACGTAGGTGTGGTGGGGCAACATCAATCACCTTGTACAGTTTTGATAGTGTGTCGTGATTTGCAAAGTTATTCATAAAATCCTCGTTAAGTGAAGTGGCTATTATACAGAATTAAATTTAAAAGTCAAGACTAGAGATTAAATCATCAAAAGTTTCGCTTTTTGCTACTTTATCCCAATACGCTCCCAATTCAATCTCATGAAAGATATTTTCAATATGAGTGGTGGCAGATTTCTTTGGATCATCGCCATAAGCGTTTTCAATCGGATCAGATTCTGGAATATGAACTGGGCTAGTGATAACTACTTCATCATAGCTCAGGTCATATCCACCTTCACGAATGGCATGAACTACCCGATATACATTGGCTAAATCATCTTCGTTGCCGTTTACCACAGGAACCGATACCCATGCGCAAGTTTTTAGCTCAGGTGCTTTCTTATAAAGGCGAACTGCTCTGCCAATAGTCTGTTGCAACTTCGTTTGGTCCATGCCTCTCAGCAACGCAACCCCGGTGATGCCATCAATATCAATACCCTCACTGAGAATATCGTAATGAAAAATTAAAGCAGATTGGCAATCTCGCATAATTTCCATAAATGCAGAACGATTTGTCTCAACGCCGTTTATGCTGGAACCAAATTTTGAAGTGATGCAAAAGATATCGTGATCTGGGAATTTACTCTTCAAAATTTTGGCATTCTCCTCAATTGTGCGAACAGCATTTGTGCCATTCATTGCGAAGATTATTTTGCTGAATCCCAAGTCCTCTGATAGTTCATGTTGTTTTGTTGCAATCTCAATAACCTTATCCAAAGTTGGATCTTCCACTTCCTCGTTTACTTCGCAATGAGCGATGTGCATTCTCGGCGGTAGAATTACTCCCTTTGCAACCAACATGTCGGCAGTTACATTAGAAAGTTTTTTGCCATAAGCGATTTCATTATTGAGACCTCGTCCGAGGCATGATGCTGTGTGCTTTTCGGTGGCAGTAAAATATAACTTTACGCGAGCGGAAACATTCATCACGTCTACGTGAAAACCTTCGGCAACGCAGAATTGACTCTCGTCTGCAATCATCGTGTCGAAATTAATTCCCGCCAATCTTCCGCAAGAATGATATGTGCTGAATACCACGAGATCGCGATTTCTGAATTTTGCATTATCCAAGGCTTCAAGAATATCTGCCTTGCAAGTGGTCGTTGGAACATTGCCGAGAACAGAAAGACTTTGTGCATCCGGCTCATATTCACCGGAGTGAAATGCTGCTACGTTAAATCCGTTGCTTGCGAATTTGCGGTATTCATCAATCAGTTGGTTAACGAGTAGAATGCGAGGAGCAAGCACCAAATGAATGCGTGATTCTGAATTTTCACTCATTTGGTGATGCAATGCAGCAGCTTCAAGAAATGTCTTGCCGCCACCAGTTGGGATAACCACTCTGCCGCTAACTGAACCGTTGCCAGCATAGATAGCAGCAATAATGTTGTTTAGAGTCTCGGTCTGATAATCGCGTAGTGTAATCATTTAATGCCTCTTTAAAATTTTGAATCGGAACAGCCCGACCGTGAGAGGCATTATACAGAAAAAATTCAGAATGTCAACTATTATGTTTGATTATTTCTACCTCGCATTGTTTCAGAAATTCCACCCCATGATCACACCGATAATCCTCAATATAATGCACAGACACGATGCCCGCTTGATAAATCAACTTAGCGCAATGAATACAAGGACTATGAGTACAAAACAACGATGATCCTATTCCGCTTAATGTAGATTTCGCTAATTTCATCAAGGCGTTTGATTCCGCATGAAGTACGTAATCGTATGTTTTAAGAGAACCGTCTTCCAATTCATATTCACATTGATTGAGCCAACCACCACGCCCAGCAGCCGGTACACCATTCCACCCATACAGCAAAGCGTCTTCTGTAGTAACTAACACACATCCTACTTGAAGTTTTTTCGCTCTGCTCAATTGTGCTGTTCGTTTAGCTAAATCAAGGTAAAATTCTATCATTCGTTGTTTCATGATGCCTCCTCGCTAAATGAGGTGAATCCATTTTCTTTAACTACCAACAATTTTCTATCTACTCTGCTCAATAGTTCTTCGCGGTGTGATACCAAGAATATGCTCTTTTGTCTATCGCGTGAAATCTTCTTCAATACTGATAACGCATTCTCAACACCAGTAGAATCCAATCCGGCATCAATCATTTCATCTATCAATAAAAGATTGATGGATGAAAAAAGACTTTCAAACACGTCTCTAAATGCGAAGCTCAATGATAGTGTTAATCGGGTCATCTCACCCCTGCTAAGATTGCCAAAGCACATTTCTCTGCCGTATTCTTCAATAGATACTGATAAATCATTTTGAAATTTTACAACATGAGGTAAGCCCATTCTATCCAAATAATGCGTCAACCTTGAATTTAGATAAGCTAGATTCTGATCAATGATTTTTTTACGAATAAAGCTATCTTTGCTGGTTAGCAATTTTAGCAGAAAATCTTGGTGTTCGTTTATTCGTGTCAGTTCATTGAGCTTATCGTAGCTAATTTCTTGTAATGCACGATGTTTCATATCATCAATCTGTTCGCCATAAGGATCATGGTCGTTGATTCTACTATTCATCTGTTGTTCAAGTGATTCTACCGCATGGCGATGATTTAATGCTTGCTCAAGCGTATTGTAAAAAACGGTAGGTCGCTTGCCAATATCACCCAACTCATCAATAATTTTTTTATGTTCATGCCATTGAGTATCGTTTGATAACCACTGCGTCACCGCTTCTTGTAGCATTTCGCTCTTTGATTGGATGATTTCATTTTGTTTTTCATCGTGTAGCTCTTGACCACAAGCGTAACATTTATGTGATTCAAGTGCCTCAATTTCTGTTTTTAGCTTACTCTGAGTTTTCTCTAATCGCTTTTGTTCGGAATCAATTGATTTAATCCACTTTTCGGCCTCGGTGATCGCTGTGCTTTTAATCAACCATTCTTCCAAATTTTTATGACCTTGAATTTCAGATTCAATTTCAACGTGTGATAGATCGTCTAATGCGTTTTTGAATGATTCAATATCTTGAGCTTGTTTATTGAGCCATAATTTTTGTCGTTTGATTAAGCTATCAATTTGCTCTTGAATTTTATTGTTGGCTTCATTGATTGCTTTTATTCTGAATTCTTCTTGAGATATAGAATCTCTGGTTGCTTTTGATTGCTCTTTTATTTTTTCTGCTCGTTCACTTAACTGAGTGATTCCTAATAGTTGTTCAATAATTACTCGCTGATCGTTCGTCTTGAGTGCTAAAAACGATTCAGTATAGGTGTTGATAGCTACAATATGCTTGAACATATCATGACTGATGCCTATCAATTTTTCAATCGCGTATTGCGTTTCTCGGCTATCACCCTGAGCTTCATCATTGAATTTTTGCTCTTGGTCGTTTACATAAAATTTAAGAATGTTTGGCCTTCTTCCTCGTTCAATTCTGTATTCCTTATCATTGATTGTAAAGTCAATGCTCACCAACATATTTTTATTGTTGGTTAGATTGATAAGATTATCTTTTTTAATTGAGCTAATAGATTGACCATATAGCGCATATGAAATAGCTTGAAGAATGGAAGTTTTTCCAGTTCCATTTCTGCTACCATCACCACCAAGATCAATGTTTTCGCCTAAGATCAACGTCAGTTCGTTTGTCCCAAGATGAATTCCTTGAGACGACGCTCCGATTGATAGAAAATTTTTGAGTGTAATATTGTTGAGTTTAATTGTCATTTTAATCTGTTACTCTGATATGGGCTTGATTGATTGCAAGAAATCCAATGTATCTATGCGTTCTTTCCAGAAATCTAAAATTACAAAACGATTTCGGTGAATCCACCACTTCACCGCTTCTAGATCATCTGATGATAACTTGCAGTGTCCTCGCACAATAAGATCACTTAAATCAATAGAAAATACGTCATGTTCATTAACTCCTCCGGCTATATTAGACACCTTTACTCTACACTCGTGTTTAGCTGCGCCTTTTGGCGAACAAAAAACCGTGACAGGTAAACCAGTCCGTTTTGAAGGAATATTTGACATTTCATATAGATCGGCTCTCTCTGCGATATTCAATGTCTTTCTGAACCATTCAATGATCATAGGTTCTGATAAATTGAAAGGAGTAGTTTTGGATCATAAAATTCGCTATTGATGTTGGTCAATTGGGAAGTTACGATTTGGTCAATAGATTCAAACACGATCTCGCCGGGTGATAGGTCAACGTCGACTTGATTATTTTTAATAGGTATGAGCGTCATTTCTCTTAATGAATAGTCTCTGATAAATGTATCCTTGATAAAATTGGCTTCTTCGTAACTGATATCAATGTCCAAATCAACCTTGAGATGCATATTCGCCTTCAATATCGTGGGCGCTGTGTCAATCAGTGTACTTAATTTGGTTGCAGAATACAATGGCTGATTTGGCCATGAATAATACTCTGGTTCGTTGCCCCATTCAAGAATCATACAACCGCGTTCGCTATCGCCAGTGTCCGAAAAATTGTGGGGAAAAGCGTTTCCAATGTAATGAATGTTGTTTTTACACTGGCGTAAATGAAAATGACCAGAAAAGACTTTTTCTATCTTGTCAAAATCTTCATTGCGAATTGAACCATGATCGGGCATCGTAACTAAAGAGTTCATCTTAAAGTGAGGTAATTCAAAGTGGCCAAAAACGTATTTTGATTTTATTTTTTGAATACGCTTATGCTCATCTTCTACTATCCATGGAACAATCGTAACATCGCCTTCTGATAACCAATTATCGCATAGAACAATGTTATCCAAGTGTTTCGCCCATTCAAGCGAATTTACCTCACGACTGTTTTTTAGAAAAGAATCATGATTCCCTACGATAAAGTAGAAACGATCAAACGCCTTTGCTAACTTTTCCAAAGCAATCAGTGAATATTGCAATGTTCTGATATTGAGTGAGGCTCTATTGTTGTGCCAATCACCAAGGAACATACCAGTCTCGCAATTCTGCTCTTTAGCAGTGGCGATAAACCAATCAATAAATTCCATGCAATCATTGTTGTGAATAACACTATCGGACTTGAGTCCTAAATGGAGGTCCGTGAAAACTGCCGCTTTTTTAAATAAATTAGACATAAAAAATCCTACGATAATAATGCAAACATCAGTCTACATCATCTATCATAGGATTGCAAGCTTTTTAATGTTCTTCTGAATTATGCGCTTTTAATTGAGCCTCAAACACGCCTTGTTGCTGCCTTGACCAACTCGGGTTGAGTCCATTTGCTTCAAGTAGATCATCACGTAAATTTTGAGCAACTTTTTCATTGTTCAGAATGCGTCTGAATGCATTGGTTACACAGCAAGTGAAGTATGCAAATGGATTGCTACCCTTGGATTCATCAAATTTTAATCCACTGATTGACAATTGTAACAATGCCTGATTTCTCATTTCATCTACATAAGAATATGAGCGCCAATTTCCTTTGCTGGAATATCGTTCACATAATTTCATGAACATCATACCCAATTTATTGGTTATTTGCCCGTGCGTTTGGCAAAATTCTCCATTTTCCAAATCACCCGACCAATGACTTTTCCCGACAATATACGGTATCTTATTCTCATCAAGGCGATAGTGATAAAACGGCGGAAAATTCAGTACGACGTATTTTGTGCTGATAGGATTGTCATCATTGATGACATCATCTACTTCTGGTGATATGTCCGAGAAATCAAATACATCAGTGATATTGATCTTCTTGGTTTTAGTTTTTGCTTCTTTTGGAACAGCTAATGGAATATGATCCCAACATGGGACTCGGAATACTAAATCTGTGTGAGAAATCTTTTTTGGATCAATCTCAGCGATTCCTTCCTTCTTCAATCTATCAGCCTTGAGCCTCTTTGCCTCTGAAATAGTTAAGCGATTTATTTTTTCAACGCTGGGTAAAATAATGTCATATTGATGATCGGTGTCCTTGTTCTGAAAACTACAGTAAGTGATTTTACTGTTATGAATCTCTTTTAGAAGATCGCGATTGTTTAGATAATTTACTTTGCTCGGTGTCACTATTCCTCCTCTGTTACACACATGAGTATAATATATCAGATAATATCATCCTATGCAAGAAAAATTTCACTATTTTTCAAGCATAAATAATACAATACCGTGGAAAAACTATGCCAGAACCATATACTTTAGACCCTGTAAATGAACTTAATGCTGCCACACAAGGCTCAGTATTAAATGCTCAGTTACAGCAATCTATCACTAATCAAACAAGTTTATACAATAATGGTGACTGGCGTTTTAGAATAAGTCTTGCGCCTCAAAGTGATTATTTATATAACGCAAGTCCTGCTGGCATATTAGAGCCACTTAAAGTCACCGATGGTGTTATTTTTCCATATACTCCACAAGTATCTACATCGTATAAAGCTAACTACGCGCCGTATCAATTGACTCACTCAAATTATTTGGGGCAATTTTATCAAGGTAGTTCGGTTGACCAAGTTGATATCTCGGGTGTTTTTACAGCACAAGATACATTTGAAGCTAATTACTTGTTGGCGGTAATTCACTTTTTTAGATCAGTAACCAAGATGTTTTATGGTCAAGATGCAGAAAGAGGTAGCCCACCACCATTGGTTTATTTGACCGGATTCGGGCCTAATCAATTTATTGAGCATACTGCTGTGGTGTCCAATTTTGCATACCAATTGCCACCAGACGTAGATTACATACGTTCAAAAGTTCAAAATACCGGTATTGATTTTTCCAATCAGAGACCAAAACAGAACTCTACATTGACTAATTTATCATTGGCGGCAACCAGATTGCAGACTGCCGGACTAACCTCGGGTGCTATTCCCCCTAATGCGTTCGCTACACAATCGCCCAATTTAGGTGCAAGTATTCCAACTTATGTTCCAACTAAAATGACTATCAATATTTCTGTTTTACCGATGCAAACAAGAAGACAAGTGAGTCAATCGTTTAGCTTAAAAGGCTTCGCTACGGGCGCTTTATTAAAGGGAGGTATGTGGTAATGACTGTTGTATATCCAGCAACCAGCCCCTATTACCTTACGCCATTTGAATCATTTTATCTTGGTCCTTGGGTAAATCGTCCTATTCCAAAAGAGACTGACGATAGATTATTTGTTATTAACGCGACATATCAATATAGACCTGATTTATTGGCAAACGATTTGTATTCCAATTCTGGATTATGGTGGGTATTTTACCAAAGAAATCCTAATACATTGACAGCACCTCCTTATGATTTTACGGACGGTGTTCAAATTTATTTGCCAAAAGTCACGACATTAAAAGCAGCATTAGGATACTAATATGCCAGTAGTTGTAGGAGCTAATGTACCTGTTGTAACGACTACTCAGAGTCAAACAACACCGCCGACAAATATCACGCTTGTCAATACTGGTGTAAATGGACCACAACCGGTCAACTTAAATGCAAATTCTTCAAACATTGTTCCGGGTACCGGTGCCCCGAGCGATGATGCAACCATCAACAGAGTAAAAGTCGCTGTTCAAGCCGGTACCCCTTTTAGTGATAGAATCACAGCGCAACCCAATATACTTGACAACTATTATAGTTACAATTATGTTTTAACGTGGTATCTGTGTACATCAGATGCTATTGCTAAAGTGATGTCTGGTGATTTATCGGTTCTATCATCTCAAGCAATTGTTATGCAAAGTGGTGGCGTAAACAATGATGAGCGCAGTCCCTATTTTGATGTTGATTTTTACTTTGACAATCTGATACTTGAAACAAATCCAATAGGAGAACAATCTACAGCATCAATGGATTCTGAAATGTCGTTTACCGTAGTAGAGCCGGCTGGAATTACGTTAATTCCACGACTGCGAGCAGCAATTAAAGCCATGATGGGCGCTGGAGGTGATAAAGATCAATCACTTGGCTCTCAGAATTATGTCATGGCAATTAAATTCTATGGTTATGATGAAAATGGCAATTTGGTACAAGTAGGAAAACCTCTTTCTGGGCAAAGTAATTACGCATTGGTTGAAAAATTTTATCCATTCCAAATAACCGACATTGAATATAATGTAGGAAAAGAAAACAAATTGGTTGAATACCACATAAAAGCTATACCTCTCGCCATCACGGTAGTCAAGGGCCAAAATCAAAATAGCTTGATGTACAATGTGGAAGTAAGTGGTAATACAGTAAAGGAAGTATTATCAACAGGCACCACGGTAACAACCGGACAAGCAGCGGGGTCGACTACTGAAACTACCGGTAGAATAAATGAAAGTGGAGCAACACCGAAAAATACGGTTAGGCTTGGGTTGATGACAGCATTAAATCAATATCAGCAAGATTTGGTTGCCAAAGGAGTATACAGTATACCAAATACTTATGTCATTGAGTTCGCTGATCCAGAAATAGCAAATGCGGTTGTAGCAGTAAAAGATGGTAGAACAAAAGGAACAGGTATGCCACTTAGAGGTTCAGCGGCAGATCAACGTGATCCAAATCGTCAATCTATGGATAAATCAGTGAGATTGATCGACTTCACTGCTGGACAACAGATCACGCAAATCATTGACCAAACTATTAGGAATAGCACATACATAAGTAACCAATCCAATCTATTGGTATCAGAAACGACTCAGTTTAATAACATCAATGCTGAAAAAAATCTTGATTGGTTTAGTATAAATGTACAAGCTATTCCAAAAGGATATGATCCTAAACGAAATGATTATGCTTACACCATTCGGTACGTTATCTCAAGATTTAAAGTCTATAGTGTATTGAGTCCATATTTTAAACCATCTCCGTTTGCCGGCGTAGTTAAAGAATACAACTATTGGTTTACTGGGTTAAATACGCAGATTCTTCGGTATGAACAACACATGAAGACTCAACATACTATCATTCTTGGCGGTGATGGTGGTGAGCGACTATCCGAATCGTTGAAAGGACACGAAGATTATAAATTGATATTTTCACCAAGATCGGGTGATTCTGGGCATGGTGCAGCTGGCAGAACCAATGATATAGCAGCTAATGCCGCTGATTTTTTATATGATAATCAATCATTGAATGATGCAGAAATAGAGATAGTCGGTGATCCGGCATGGATGGCGCAAGGATCATTGTTGAGCCTACCGGCTGCTGAAAATTTAGTATATGGTGGATTCTACCCAGACGGTAGCATAAATCTTGATAGTAGTCAAGTATTATTTGAGATCGCATTTAGCGCACCGTCTGATTATGATTTGAGTACCGGCTTAATGGACCCCGATACTCAGATAAATGGCATTATTGACAATGTTGGCAGACAAAATAATCCAAGACAAAGAGTGATTTATAGAACATCAAAAATCACAAGTAAATTTGAAAAAGGAAAATTTACCCAAACACTCAAAGGGGTGCTTGATGATGGATTATCAAGAGAAAGGCAATTGCAAATAGATAGCATGATAGGATCAGATATAAGAGCGAGTGTAACTGATAGAACGCCAGCGAGGAGGGCGCTCACTACACGCAACAATGCGACACAAACTAACGCAACTGGATTAAATTATAGAATACCTACTTCATCGTTGACTCCGACAAATAACAATAATGTACCGGTGACGCTTGATAACACAATGCCTGCAACACCACCGCAATCAAACGGTGATATTACTCAGGTTCCAAATGGAACGGAAACCTTAGTGACAAATAGCTCAACACAACTAATTAACAGAGAAGCCTAATGGCAGAAAACGTAGTCAGAGATAAAGGTAGACCCAATCAATATAAATTTGATAGAGGTGGTTCGCCAACCGAAATGGGACCATTCATCGGTATTGTTGTCAACAATGTTGATCCTACCAGAAGTGGTCGTTTGCAAGTGTATATTGAAGAATTTGGCGATACTGAAAAGAGTGGTAAACCGAATTTGACTGATAAATCTTTGTGGAGAACAGTGAGTTATTGCCCGCCGTTCTTCGGCTCAACTCCGAGAGAGGAATCCCAAACATCAGACGATGTGGGAAAATTTAATGTAAACAATAATAGCTATGGTATGTGGTTTGTTCCGCCAGATACTGGTGTAAGAGTGTTGTGCTTCTTCGTTGCTGGTGATCCGAACCAAGGTTATTACGTGGGATGTATTCCTCAACCACAGTGTAATCAGATGGTGCCTGCAATTGGCGCGGTTCCGAAAGAAGAAAGATTGGAAACCAACGGCGCACAGTTGGCATATTTTAATAAAGCGCCATTGGTTCCGGTTACAGAAATCAATATAGCCAATCAAGGTATCACTGATAATCCAAAATTCTTTGATCAGAAAAAACCAGTTCATTCTTACGTGGCGATGACATTATTCCAACAGGGGTTAATCAATGATCCAGTAAGAGGGCCGATTAACTCAAGTAGCCAGCGTGAAAGCCCAAGCCAATGTTTTGGTATTATTACGCCGGGTAGAGGAATCTATGCTGGTAATCTAGTATTTGACAAAACGTTTTTGCGCGATGTTCAGAATGAAACACCAGAGGGTGCTCAAATTACTGGCAGACGAGGTGGGCATAGTTTGGTCATGGATGATGGTGATGCTAAAGGAAAAAATAATCTGGTTAGGTTAAGAACAGCGCATGGCCACCAGATATTGATGAGCGATGATACCAATTGCTTTTATATCATTCATGCAAATGGACAAACATGGTTAGAATTTGGACAAGAGGGAACAGTAGATGTATTCTCCACCAACTCAGTTAATGTAAGAACAAAAGGAACAATAAACCTTCATGCAGACGAAGATGTAAATATTTTTGCCGGAAATAAGCTCAATATGAAAAGCATGAAAGGAACCACCATGCAATCGGATGATACGCTTGATATTGCGAGTAAGGGATTGATGAGTATCTATAGTCAATTTGAATTGGGCATAAAAGCAGATGGATTCCTTGGCATAAAAACAGATTATCTGAGCGCACAAAGTTCAACCGCTATAAATTTAGTCGGAACAACTATTTTATTGAATAGTGGGCCACCTACTATTGTTAGCACACCCGATGGTATTACAGAATATATTTTACCCGATACTACATTTGATTCTTCTACCGGTTGGCAAGTTGACCCAACTGCACTACGAAGTATAGTATCAAGAGCGCCCACACATGAGCCATATCCTTATCATAACCAAGGTGTAAAACTGAATATATCGTTGGAAGAAGGAAAGCCATCATCAATGCCAAATGCGCCTCAAATGCCGAGTGGGTGGAGCATTACCAAGGAGTAATATGGTTAAGTTTGAATATACCTTACCTTCGGGTGCGAAATATGTAGTCGTTGCACCACCAGGATCAACACAAGAGCAAGCTGATGTTATTTTTTATTCTCAAGTTGCTTCTGGATCATTGGTTGGATACGAAACAGGACAAACGCTTACCAACGTAACTGTTACTCCGCTTACTTATGAATTAAGTAGACAAAGTAGAGGCACAGCTGGTATACCCGGAACATTATCTGGTGTTTATACATATCGTGGGCAAATAGTAACAGAGCTTTATAATAAGATTATAGGGGGATATTATAATAGAATAAATCCAGATAACTATGATCCATTTAATCCGAATCCAGGTCCCGGCCCGAATCCAGGTCCCGGCCCGAATCCAGGTCCCGGCCCGAATCCAGGTCCCGGCCCCGGCCCAAATCCTGATCCATATTGGCCTATTCCTCCCAACCCAGATCCATTTTATCCACCGGTTCCTCCCAATCCTGATCCAGTGAATCCACCGACGCCGGGTCCTGGTCCTGGTCCGGGACCAACACCGGGACCAGTGCCGCCACCAAGACCACCGGGTCCGTTACCGCCTATACCACCGCTGCCTATAGTGCCGCCTCAACCAGCACCTTCGCCGCCGATTCCGGGTGGCAGAGGACCAAATGGCAGAGAATGGGGAGATACTGTGCCACTCTCTGGTAGAGCGGGCGCGATTGTGACTGAATTATTCTCACAAACAGAGACACCAAGCCAAGGTTATGATGGATTCTTGAGTCCGACTGAGATTGAATTTGCAGCATCGGTGATTAACAAATATCCCACGGTTCAATCAATGCCAGATTTATCTAAGATACCGATTGAATCACCAGTTGATCAAGCCGATGTCATGTTAGCCAAGGGAGAACGCTTGGGTGCAATTCGTGTTGGTCCATTATTGCCGTTCCAAGTTCAAACATTGCAATCTCAGATAGCCAAAATAGTCAATCAACCATTTGATGAAATAAGTCAAGAAAAAGGTGTAGGTAAGTATGGGCTAACTTGCTATCAACTTGAAGTGGGTGGATATGTTAAGCCCGGCACATCTGACCGATACATTGATCTTAATCCGATTGAATTTGAAAAAGTCATGAGTAGCCCTTCTATATGGACAGGTAAAAATGGTGTAAGATCACTTGACGCATATTTAGTTGCCGAAAATTTACAAGATTCAACAAATAATAATCTACTTGATGCTGGATATAATGGATTAGTTGCTGCTGGTATAATTGAGCCACCACCAGAACGAGAAGTAACTTATGATAAATCTTGGATTTACACAAATACCGGATTACAACCATTGGGCGCAAGTTCTATTTTTATGCGAGATGAGAATGGAACAATCGGAACTGGTACATTCAGTTTAGTTCCAACAGCATATTACGAAAGTCTGACCTCAGGTGTTACAACAGAAGATGCTACCAGCAATCAGGATTTGGGACTATACAATTTTAACAATGTTAAGAGCGGTGTTGTTAAACAGTTATACCAAGATTATGGCGCTCTTGTGACGGCATCTGGTAAATTTGGACCAGAAGTAACATCATTGTGGGCGAGTGCCGGAACAGTGGATGTGTTTAATGGCGTTATTCAGAATGTCATTGATACTACCAATGGTGTCAACGTAGCTCTAAATCAATTGGGTGGTGTTGGATCATTGTACAATGGTGCAATAAGCACAACCAATCCGTTATCTGCGGCAAGCAATGTCAGTAGATCAACTTACGGACAATACGCACGATATGGACAGAATCAAAATTATGTTGGATTGAGAGGTACTAGCGCAATACCTAATTCTGTGGTTCAACAATTACTAACACCGATGACTCAAATCGGAGGTGCAATGTCTGTGTATGGAAAATCTGCTCAATACGCAATGAACTTCGCCGATCAAACAGGAGCATTGGGTGATCTATTCAGTTTTAATAGTTTATCAGATTTCGCGGCAGATTTTACTGCTGGAACCGACCCAGTGGACTTTTTAATATCGCAATTAAATGGCTCAGGCAATTTGCTAACTGGATTCACAGATGTCAATCAGTTTATCAATCAGATAGGTAGTTTTGGTAGTTTTGGTAGCATATTCAACTCGCTAAATTTAGCAAGCGCATTTGGTAGCTTGGGCAATCTATTGGGTGGACTTCAGATATTCGGTAATCTTTTTGGTGGTAATAATATTTTCACTTCAAATATTGAGTTAGGAATAGGATATAGTGACACTGTGGATAGAGCCACTGTAGATGTATCTTCTCAGAATATTTTAGGAGACCCCAAAATACCACAACCGATTTACGGGTATCCGGGTGATTTTTGGTTGAGAATAATTTTTGATTTAGTGCGAGCAAACTCAAAGTTAAGTGATTCAGCTAAATTGGGCGATGCATTTATATCTGGTGCATCAAACATAACAATAAGGGGATGATGATATGACAACATTTGTTGGATACAATACTATTGGTCAAACTAAAAACTTCACGTTAGCTGGCAATAAGCTCATCATTCGTGATTTATTGAATGCCTTTAATATACGCCAAGGTGAAGTAGTAGGACTACCTCAATATGGAACAATTTTGTGGAACTACGTTTTTGAGACCCAAACGATTGATACTGAGAGGGCTATCTACAATGAAATTCAACGAGTATGCGCACAAGACCCACGGATATTTTTGAACTCGGCTCAATTATATCCTCAGTTAAACGGGTTACTTATTCAACTCTCTATCACTATAGCACCAGCAACAGAAGCTCAGATGTTGAATCTATTTCTGAATCAATCTACAAGATCAGCGGAATATCTGTAATCAGATTACCCCGCTTCCGGGCGCTGTGCGTAAATTAGTTGATGTTAGTGCCGAAATAATTTCAATATCTTGCACTGTGGCTGCATTGACTTCAAGATAAGAGACCAAGAAGGCATATCTTTTTTTGAGGTCTTCTGATGTTATTAATTCGCCTGTTTCAAATCTTTTATCATCTGGATTTACCCTGAATCCTTTGCCTTCTTTGTTGTATCCCTTGATCTTTCCGTGTAGATGATAAACCACTGGCCAACCGCTTGCTTTAGCGTCAGTGGCGGTCTTTAGTTCGCCTGTCATAATCCTTGCGTCAGATGTTTTGACTCTTTGTCTCTTTCCTTTCTCGTCATAAACATACGCTGTCTCTTCTCTATGTTTTTGTCTCTTAATCGGCCATCCTAGTGCTACTGCCTCCTCTAAGGTTTTCCATTTACCTGATATTACTTCGGGATCATTCGGAAACGCTCTTATTCTTTTGCCATTGACATCGTAACGTGTTACTGATCCTCTAGCAGCTTCCCCCAGATCAATTGAATACCCTTTCTGTTTTGCCATGTCCAATGTTATTAGTTGTCCGTTTATTAGTCTTTCATCTAACGGGTGACACTTTCTTACACAACCTTCTTTTTCGTCATACGCAGCAATAAAGCCTTTGTGCAAGCTCGCCCCTCTTTTCCCATTATGAACTCCCACTATTTCACCTGTTTCCCATCTGGGATCATCCGTGGGAACAAGTCCGATGCCTTCGCCAGTCAGTGTAATTTTGGCTGGTGCCAAGCCAAGTGTGCTGAGATAAGCAGTGTTGCCGTTGTGGCGGTTTAACCAAGCAGGATTATTGATGACATCAAACCAATGAAGAACTCTGTTCTCCCATTTCTTCGCAACCAAAATCCCCTCCTTTACTGACAAACCAGGGAATGTTTTTCTGACTGTAATTACATCTGGTTCTCCGTTGAGGTTTCTGAAATCAGTTACGTGGATTGAGGATGTAAAGTAGGTTGTCCAAAGGTCAGAGGGATGGCAATCTTGGGCGTACCTGACACCATAATACCATATTCCGAGTTGTGACCAACCGATTAGATAGGCAAAAGGTAAATTCGACATTGTTAATTTCCTGTATTATTGAATGCTATACAGAAAGTAACTAAGAATTGCAATGCGGCATAAATATGCCGCTGATGTTTTTCTGTATAGCATTAGAGCTGATAGAGATTGCACTCTCGTGATCAGCATTATTTATTTATTAGCAAAGAGGTCTTCGATTTCTTTTGCTTTTTCCTCTTGGTATTGTCCTGAGTTGAATTGGTAATTGAGCTAAGTTGTCCTGTTCTAATAGCAAACTCATCTGTTTCGCTAATTTTTTTCTCAAGAACAAACTCTTTCGCTCTTATCAGATAACCCCGCTGCCAGGAGCGGTCCTCAGATTTGTACTTGTGAGTGCCTGAATGATTTCAACATCTTGAACAGTTGCAGCATTTACGAAGATTTGGTTGCTACTGCTACGAATCTCATACAAGTCACCGAACGCTTTTTGTGGACTAAGCGGTACGATAACGATAGACGAAACAACATCGCCTATATTTTTATGAATGTACGAACTTAGTTCACTGAAGTAAAAAGTTTGACCAAAGGACCATAGATCAATGTTAAAGAAATTATCCATATAGGTAACTACAAGATTCTTTATCTCGCTATTGCTGACCGATGTTCCATTGGTTGGGACAACTTTAATAATACCTCTCAATTCTTCATCAGCCTTTGCGCCAAACAACGGCTTAAATTCAACCGAGTTAACCACCATATTATCTGAAATCATTCTATATGTTTGGAGATTTGAATATAACGTGGTCAAATAATTCATCGTTGGTGGCAACGGTTTAGGGACTGTGCCTGAAGAATCCTTAATCCAATTCTGATATGCACGATAGTATTGCAAAGTGACTACATATAAATCAATAATATTGGTGCTACCCGGATCAATCAGATTCGTCAGTGAACTGTTGTGACGATATTGGAAATATAAATCTTGTCTACCAATTCTCGCAATAAATGATGATGTAACATCAATCAGTGTTTTTACACCAAGATAGTTCTCTGATATTTTGTAAAATGGTTGATCAATGATATCATTGTTTGGGAATTGATCGTAGGCATAAAATACTTGTCCATCAAAATACTCCTCTTTGTGCGCTTCTATTTCGCTTTTTACGGAATACTGAACATTTACATATCCTTTTTCTACCAATAGATATCTTTCAAGATTATCAAAGTCAACCGTTTTTTGCAAGAATACTAGCTTCTCTGGTGGATTTACTGTGGGATCAACAATAACATCAAAGAAATCTGGGTCTTTTGGAATATTATTATCTGGTGTGTTTTGATAACTCACGATTACTTGAAAATCATCTACATAACCATCACTTTCAACCGGCTGATCAATGATAGGCATGATAATATCACTGTCTAATGGAAGATTGTTATCTGGTTTACTATTGGTTTTTAATACTTTTACAAAATCGCGAATAGTAGTGCCGGATTTTGGATCATATATCGGTGAGTTGCTGTAAAAGAAAAATCTGGTCTCTCGGACACTTCCGAAGAAGTAATCAAGGCTTCTTGTAATTACGGTATATTTGCCATCGCGAACTGTGCCTTGAATCATCCAACTTGCGTCAAGATTCAGTCCCTCCTTATTTTGAGCATACTCTAAACTAAACGGAGCATTGACCGCTAAATTCTGGGACGTGATGACATACCATCTTGTCTGAGGGTTAGTGTCCGCGTTATTATATCCTAATCCAAAATTTCTATTTAATACGATTTGTTGAACTACTTGCTCAATGATAGCATTCGGAATATCTGAAGCAAAGATCGGTATTACTTTGTATGCGATTGCTCCGGTTGGTACAAAAGTATCTAAAACTACTGGTCCTTGACCATTGGGTAGATTACCAAACGATGAGCTTGTACCGTCGCTAAAAATTCCTGTTGGTGAAGCCCAAATAAATTCTCTGTCATTTAATGATCCAAGTGATATAGGGACCAATCTATTTTCTGAGTCAAACACATATCCATCGGGTGCTCGAAACTGAATCAATGCGCCCACTTGAATATATTTTAAATTGTTTGATGATAATGGTCCGATAGAAACCGGATCTTTATTACTATTCATAAAGTATCCGGTGGTCTCGTTGACCAAGTGCGTAGATTCATTCCAAGTGACATTTAATTGCCATAAATCCATTCTTGGAAAATTAGCGTAATAGAACTGTCTTGCGCTAATCGTGGCTACTTGTGGGTTAACGTTATTGGATAATCCATCGTATACTTCGTTGGTTGAGAGCCAAGTAAATTCCAAAGCATTCGTTGATGTTTCTTCATATATTGCGCCATCACTTGCAAAAATGTTTGTGCTTGAATATTTTCCGGTTGGATCAACTAAATCAAGATTCCGTGAAATGCCAATCGAGGTTCTATTGATCGCTGAACTTTTGATGATGCTGTTATAAGATGTAAATGGAAAATTGGTGTAATCCTCACCGTTGACCATTCTGTTCTGAGTATAATACCTTGCTGGTGCGCGTTGCTTAATCTGATCCAGTGATTCTCTTGCTTGTGCGTTTGTAACAGGCTCGGTTAATCCACAAGTAAACGTAATAGTCTCAATCTGACCAGTTCTACTTACATAATTTATCGGTATAACGATGCTTTGCATATTAACAGGATTGATAATATACTCCAATCCGTTGCTGGCTCTTACGTATGTTCTGAATACACCAAGAGGAATTTCCGAGAAAACACCGTCGCCAAATGTGAGCGTAATTTGATCATTTGACCGACTGGTGATTGAATAGATTGAACGCTGTTCTGGTGGTAATTGCTCGGTGGCTGCGGTATAAATGTTCTGAACATATGTCCATTGTTTTGCCAAAGAACCAACATCATCCAATTGATATAACCAAACGTCTTGATTATTGATGCCTTCTATGTTAATATCAACAATTCTGTTTGATATTTTTTCTGGTAGATTAAAGTTTTGATTTTGCAATACACCTTGCTTGAATAAGAAAAAGTATCCAGTATTTGCGCTGCCGAATCCTAATCCATCGTTGCGATAGAGCATATTGAATACACCGGACGGCGCTGGTGCTGGCTCATATGTGAATCCTTCGCTGGTTGCGATGGCATTGACCACTTCAAATGGCATATTGATGCCATCTACGGTGGTGCTAAAGGGAACAATCGGTAAGACACCAGATACAAAATTTAATGAATATTGACTGGTGTTTACGCCCAAGATTTGAGCGGAATTTCCCGGTCTTCCCACCTTTTGTGAATCAATTAACGCTGCGTTAACAATAGTGGTGAATTGCTCTTGCCATCCATAATTGCTTGGGTCAGCCCAATTTACTGTGATATTGGAAAGATTTAATCCATTATAATCATATACATTTTCTGTTGTTTGAACACTGAATACTTTTAGGTAACCTTGAGATGCCGTGTTTCTTTTCGGTGTGTATCCAACGAGGTTGGCTAATCTGACTACACTGTCTCTTCGTTCGGCAGTATCTAAATAGTTCTCTCTACTTACCAAATCCGTCCTGAATGCGAGCGATTGACCCATAAAAGCCATCAAATCTAATATAGCTATTAGCTCTGAGCTTTCGGTATAATCATTGAAATTTTCCGGATAGTAGGTAGTCAGATAATCTACAAAAGACTTCCTCAAACTTTCCCAGTCGAAACTTTGAAAATCTGCCTCCGTATAAGTTTGATATATCTGTTTCCAATTCTGTACGCCGAATATTGCTGTTTGTCTTGCAGTTTTTGCCACGATATTATTCCTCGGATAATGTTATACATTATTTATGCTAAATTTTACACCCGATTCCTACATTTCGTTTTGAAAAATGATAAAAAATCTTGCATAAATACTGTAACATTATTCCCAAGGAACATCAATGGCGAAAATCCGTACAGTAGACTTCTTACCAAACATTTTTCAGACAAGTAGCAATAAGCAATTTTTAGCGGCTACATTGGATCAAATAGTTCAGAATCCCGAATTCAGAAGAGTGGAGGGATTCATTGGAGCAAAAATTGGTCCCGGTGTAAACCCCGATGATGCTTACGTTGTTGAACCAACACCAGAGCGCGAAGATTATCAGCTTGATCCATGCGTTGTTTCATTGAAGCCCGATACTAATACATTAAAAGATGCCATCACGTATCCGGGTATTCTTGATACTATTAAACTACAAGGCGGTGTTGTTAATAATGCTGATCGTTTGTTTGATAGTCAGTATTATTCATGGGATCCTTTTGTTGACTTTGATATGCTGTCTAATTATGGTCAATATTTTTGGTTACCGGAAGGACCGTCTGCTGTTACTGTGTCTGCTACCGATGTTCCGACTACCAATAAATTTTATGTAAAGAGAGAAAACGGCTCATATAGCTTTGACAAAGTAAAGGGAAATGATCCGACTATCACCTTGGCCAGAGGCGGCACATATACATTTGTTGTGGACCAATCGTACAAAGAAGTTAAGTCATTTGATGTTCGCCCTAACTATGATATTCCTGATTCTGCGTTTATGATTAATCGTCAGAAAAATCCTGAATTGATTTTGGTTAGGGGAAAAACATATTATTTTAATTTGAATCTACCGAAGGCGAAATATCCATTTTGCATTAAAACTGAAGATACTCTTGGATTTGGTGCGCTATACGAAAATGGTGTTTATAGAAATGGTGCTCCAAATGGTCAGATTATATTTGTTGTTCCACAAACTGCGCCAAATGAATTATACTATGTATGCGCAGATCAAGAAAATATGCGCGGTAAAATTACTGTTGTTGATCCGGTTGAGGGAGAAGGGCCGGGATTTTGGATTCAGACTCAACCCGGCACATCGGGTGTTCTTCCAGAAGCAAACAATATAAGTTCACGTGATGTATTGGGTGTTGTTAATAATGGATCCAACACCGGCGAAATTACATTTAACGTACCCTTGGTTACGGCTCAGAAATTTTATTTTGAGGATTTGACTCAGATTGATTCTGTTGATCTGATCTCCTTTGATTTGACCTATGATGATATACAAGATTTAGCAGTCAATGACTTTATTCTTCGTTATCCTGATGGCATAGATGGTATCACAAATCTTAACGGAAGAACAATTTTATTTTCTGAGTCTAATGATGTTAATATATCGCGTTGGACTATTTGGAAAGTCATTACGGAAATAAAAACAGGAATCAATTCATTTGAATTGGTTAATGTCGGTACATTGGGTGAATTAGAAAAAACTGAAATCAGATTTGGTGAACAATATTCAAGAACAAGTTGGTATCATGAGGTTGATGAATTAAAAAGAATTCCGTTACTGACGGCAACCCTTGATACGCTATATTATCAAGATAGCATTGATTCTACAATGTATGGTAAGATCAAGCTAATCAATCAAGATTTGTCATCTACGATTTTGATTGATGAGATCATTGGTGCTAAAAATTATATTTCGCCTAATGGAGTGCAATTTACTAACGGCTTAAAGGTAACATTCCAAGGTTCGGTTGAGCCATCCGCTTATATCGGAAAAGAATTTTATGTAGAGGGCGTTGGTGTATCTATTCAATTGATACCCGTAGAACGGTTTGTTACGCCAGAGCAGTGTTTCAGAAATCTGCCCATACCGTATGATTTTTGGGCATATGATATCGGTGGCTATGATGGCTATCTCCATGCACCCATTGATCCAGAATACGTTGTTAGCAGTAGAACAAGTTTAGATCGCAATGCGTGGAGTCGGAGCAATCGTTGGTTCCATCGTGATGTCATCTTGGCAACCAATTATTACAATAGAAAAACTAATCTGAATGTTGAGTTAGATTCATTTGTTCAAGCTAAGAGGCCGATACTTCAATTCAGGGGTAGTACTAAGCTATTCAACTTTGGAACTTATGGGCTTGATCCGATTAGCGTAATAGATTTTGATACACGCGATGCATTGCTTGAAGTAAATGGCGAATCAGCGTATGTAGTAGATGGTTATAGCTTGAAGGAAGGTTCAACTGTTATTTTTGCCGGTGATTTGAATCCGGAAGTTAGACGTACCATTTTCAGAGTGAGATTCATCAATCCGGAGCCTGTTAACAATGGCAATTATGATATCTTGCCTTATGCAATGACACCATTTTCTGCTCCCACTGTTCCTTGGTCCGCTGTTATATATCTTGATCCAATATATGTATGTGAGCCCAATGATAGCACAGTTTGTTTAGAAGGTCAATACCCTGATGATTATCACACAAAATTTTTATCGGGTAATTATGATATGGCCCCTTATGCCTCTACTCCTTATGATTCACCAGCTTCTGAAAAGCAAAATCCCTATAATGGTGGAGTAAAGGGCGTTACGTTCTATTATGATGGTTTGGTGTGGGTCTATGCTCAACAGATGGAAAAAATCTACCAACCAATTTTATTTGATATATTCAATCAATCAGGATTTAGTTTAGCTGATAGAGATGCATATCCAAGTTCTACTTTTACCGGTTCAGAATTGTTTAGTTATGCTGTTGGTACAGGCAATGATGATCCTGTTATCGGAATTCCTCTGAAGTATCTTAATATTCAGAATATCGGTGATTTAGTATTTGAAAATGATTTATATACTCAAACATTCTCTTATGTGAAAAATAGTACTGCGTTCAATGAAAATGTGAGTATCGGATTTGTGCGCCAATATTCTTCAAGAGTAGATTATGATCTTGAAATCGGTTGGCAAAATGGTATTACCAATTCAATTGATAGACAAATCTCTCAATTTAAGTATGATGCTCAACCTGTTAGATTGGATGTTGAAATTGATATATTAGAAAATGTCAATTCATTGGCCATTTTTATCAACGGATTGTTTATTGAACCGTCGCGCTATGATCTGATAACTGTATACGGAAAAACACAAATAAATTGGAAAGATGTCTATCCGCTGAACTCAACGATTGAAGTTATTTATTATAGCTCTCAGGTGAGCACAGATGGGCATTATCAGATACCAATGAATCTTGCAAATAATCCATTAAATGGCAATAGTCCACAATTTAGTTTGGGTACTATTCGCAATCATTATGACACTATTGCTATTACCGTGCCGGGATTAGAGGGAAAAATAAACGGCGCTAACAATAGTCGCGATTTAGGTAATCTTGTTCCTTATGGCTTGCAGATACTACAACAAAGTAGTCCGCTTACGCTTGCTGGCTACTTCATGCGTGATAAAGAGTATGACATATTTGGTTCATTAGCATTTAACGACAGAGAATATACTCAGTTTAAGAATCAACTGTTATCTACAGTTGCCAATAATGAATTTGGATACATGAATCCCAGTGATATTTTGGACTCATGTATCTCAAGAATTAACTTAGGTAAAACGAACATTGATCCATTTTATTGGAGCGATATGTTACCCGTTGGTGCCGATTATACCGAGCAAGTCTACAAAATAAATGCTCTGAGCACTGGTGTTTTTGGCACTGGGCAAGTATATGATTTTACATCAGCTAATTTTAAAGGGCTATCAATTTATGTAACTGAATTTGATTTACAAGAAAATAGTGTTACGCGATTGCTTGAACGCGGTAGCGAATATCTTGTTAGCCAAGTTGAGCCTATTGTAACAGTATTAGTTAACTTGCCAATTGGAAGTATTGTCACCGTAAGAGAATATCCTCATACTCAAGCCAACTTTGTTCCGAATACGCCGACCAAGATGGGTCTATATCCAAAATATAAGCCCATGATATACTATGATACCACTTATGTCAAGCCTCATTTAATGATTCAGGGGCATGATGGTAGTTTAACGCTCGCGTTTGGTGATATCAGAGACCAAGTATTACTTGAATTTGAAAAGAGAATTTACAATAACATCAAGCTAGATGGCAATCCTGTGCCGATGTTATCATCGGATGTTATTCCGGGATTCTTCAGAACAACTGACTATAGTAAAGAAGAAATAGTTAGTATTCTTGAGATAGATTTTTTAAGTTGGGTTGGTAATAACAGATTGGACTATCGCAGCCAAGATTACATCGCCAATAACGCATTTACTTATAATTATTCCGAGTGTGGCACGAAACTTGATTCTGACTTCCAAGTTAATAATTTTGAAGAAGAAAGAATGCCCGGTGCATGGAGAGGAATTTATCGTTATTTTTATGACACAACGAATCCAGCAAGAACACCTTGGGAGATGCTTGGGTTCAGCGAGCAACCCTGTTGGTGGTGTGATAGATATGGTCCAGCGCCTTACACAAGCGGAAATTTAGTACTTTGGGAAGATTTGGAAAATGGATATGTGGCTGATCCAGCTGGTCCATATTATCTGCCAAAGTATGCAAGACCGGGCTTGACGAATGTAATCCCCGTTGACGAAGAAGGAACATTGATAGCACCATTGTATAGCGTGGTTGGACAATTCAATGAATTTTCGTTTAAGAAAAGTTGGACGGTATTGGACGGTGGTCCCACTGAATATGCATGGTGGACCAGTTCATCCTATCCATTTGCAGTAATGAGATTGCTTGCACTGACTCAACCGGCTGAATTCTTTAGTTTGTTTATTGATCGTGATCTATATCGGTATGATTCTGAATTGAATCAATACTTATATAATGGACGTTACAGAGTTGGGCCTCAAAATGTGGAAATATACGGAAACGGCGTAAGCAAGGCGAGCTATATCAATTGGATTATTGATTATAATAAACAACTCGGTAGAGACAGCACTACCCTACTTACGGAAAATCTGCGCTATTTAACAGTGAAGATGGGATATCGTGTAGGTGGTTACACTGACCATGAGTATCTGACTGTGTATGCCGATCATGCATTGCCCGGAAGCGCAAATGATTCTCAGAAGATTCCGGTTGAGAACTATTCTATTACGTTATATAAAAATCAACCTAATAAACAATTGGTGTATAGCGCAGTAACTATCGAGGTTATTGATGGCGGTTATAGAATAGGCGGCTATGATACTATTCGCCCCTACTTCAAGGCATTTATCAGTCAAAGTAGTGGAATATTAAGAACAATTACTACTGGGGGTATTACTGTTCAAGTTCCAGCAAACTACACAGATAAGATAGCTGTTATACCTTATGCTACTGTATTCTCAAATGACGCTATGGTTGTTGATTTTATTCTCAGCTATGGATTATACTTGGAAAGTATCGGAATGTCATTTCAATCTATTGAGAACGGAAAAGTAATGGATTGGAATCAGATGGCAGAAGAATTTTTATACTTCTCTGGTCAAAACTGGGCAATTGGTACGGTAATTGCATTGAATCCAGCTGGTATTAAATTTACTGTCACAACTCCAGGCGAAGTGGCTGATACTATTGAAAGTGTTGTTCCAGAGAACATGATATTAGATCAATATCGTGTTGCATTGCCAACAAGAGAGATTAACATTGAACGTCTTGAAAATAATCTTACTTTGGAATCTCCAACGGGAAGAACGCTATCGTTTGCGCGTCTACGATTTGTTCAATTTGAAGATATTATAATCATTGACAATAATACGGTATTCAATGATCTTATTTACGATCCTATTACCGGCGCAAGGCAAAGTCGCCTTTTGATTAACGGGTGGGTTACTACCGAATGGAATGGAACAATGAATGCTCCGGGATTCATTCTGAATAGACAAGAAACGGTTCAAGAGTGGAAATCAAACAAGAAATATACCAAAGGGCAAATCGTTCTATTCAAGAATAATTATTGGAGCGCATTAGAAATAATTCAACCAAAGGAGAAATTTGAATACTCTGAGTGGATTATCAGTGATTATTCCAAGATTAACACCGGGTTGATGCTCAATCCACCCAATATGTCCGATCAATTAGCCAATAGCTATGATGTGTATGATGCTAACTTGAACATTGATCAGGATTTATTGAGTTTTGGACTGATTGGATTTAGACCAAGAAAATATATGTCTGACTTGAATCTGAATGATATCAGTCAGGTTGGATTATATCAACAATTTTTAGGATCAAAAGGAACTCCTCGCTCGGTTGAAGCATTTACTTATGCGGATCTTGGTAAGGAACAAGGTTCATATAAAGTTAAAGAAATTTGGGCGATATTATCGTCCACGTATGGGGCTAATGCGAATAAGAGTTTTGTTGAATTCAGATTGAACGAAACTTATCTTACATCAAATCCTTGTACATTGCAAGTGGTCAGACCATTCCAAATATCAGACGCAGATCAAACATTTTTGGTATCAGATTTATGGAGAACATCCGCCGTTGTTACGACACCAGATATTTTCCCAACATCATTGCGAGATTACTCTGAGACAGCATTGCCATCAGCTGGATACGTTGACATAGAAGATGCCGATATTACAGTATTTGATATCAATGACCCATCATCTATTTTGAATAAGATTGATACGGTAGGAGTTGGTACTATAATTTGGGCAGCTAAGTCAAATAACTACGATTGGAATATCTATCGTTGCGAAGTTATGTCTTCTCAGATTACTCAGGTTAGCAATAACTTAAATGGTACTTCAATTGTTCAATTCAAAGGAATCCACGGACTAAAAATAGGTGATTTAATTATCATCAGATACGTGAATACCTCAATTGACGGTGTTTACAGAGTGCTTGATGTTACTGGAATTAACACAATTATTATAGCATATAATTTTACAAATTCAAATCAATCTACGGTATATTGCACCGCTCTCGCATTCAGAATGGAGACAACAAGAGTTAAGCAACCAAGTGATATTGCTTCTCTGCCTTATGTTAATAACTTGACATTTGATTCTAAAGTATGGGTAGACAATAACGGCGATGGATTGTGGGAGGTCATTGAAAAGGTACAACCGTTTGACTTCAAGCAAAATCTTCGTGAAAAAGCATCGGAACAAGACTCTTATTTTGGATACTCAGTATCACAATCTTATGACGGTAAGATGGCGATCATCGGCGCACCGGGTGCAAATGCTGGTAACGGACAAGTTGAATTTTTTAAATTAGCCATTGATCCCAATAATATAAAAGATCAGCCCTATGAATTCATTGATGATATTCGTTCAAACGCAGAAGACACTAAAGCATTAGGATGCGCAACATCACTCGGAAAGGACGCATGGTTAGCTATTGGAGCTAATCAGAGCTACAATGGTGTTGGTTATGTATTAACTCTGACTAAAGAAAGTTCACTGACTGGATTATATGGTGATCAGCAATTGCTGATACCGGATTCGCTTGATCCTATCAACTTTGGTTCTTCTGTTAGTGTTAGCTTTAACGAACAATGGTTGTATGTTGGAGCACCAATATCAAACCAAGTATTTGCTTATGCGAGAATTGATGTTCCCTCTGAGGCTGTTGTTTATGTAGCAGACGGATCACAACGTAGATTTAATTATAGTTTACATTGCTTGATTGATTCGGATTATCCAGAACAACTTCAAATTTTAGTTGACAATCTTAACTTAGAATACCCCTATGATTATCGTTTGGATAACGGTGATGTAGTATTGACTGCTATTCCGAATAAATTGCAAGAGGTGAAAATTTCTCGTCGCATAGGCAAACTGATGAATCAGTATATCTTTAAGGATGTAGAAACGATTGGTGGATCAGGCACAGATGCTACGTTTGATGTGGGCGTTACGAGTGGCGAATACTCTGTTGCGATTCTGAACAATGGTGTTAATTATAAAATCGGAGATACTTTAACAATCAATGGAAATCTTGTTGGTGGTGTTACGCCTACTAATAATATCACTATCAATGTCACTAAGGTAGATAAATTTGGCAATATTATATCTTTTAATTACGCTGGGCAAGCAATATATAACAATCAATCTTATGAGCTTAGACAGTATTTCTATTCTGTGAGCAGTGTTTACTCATTTGTTGTTACATTGAATGCTAAAATTCAAAGACCGTTTATTGATTATACATATGATCCGCTAACGACAACCATTACGTTTGTGAATGTTCCAGCAGAAGGCGTGGATATCACTGTGAGAGCAGACTCTTATTGGGAATTGACTAATGTATTAAATGGTAATGTTAGTTCATTGGCCAAATTCGGGTATGCTATTAGCTCCTCTGGACAAGGTAGACAACTTATTGTTGGAGCACCTTACGATGACTTAAACGGATTAGCGGTTGGATCAACTACATTATACAATAAAACAATGTTTGCCTATAATGTCAAAGATTCTAATCAACGTATCTACGATATTCCAGAATATAACAATGGACCAATAACAGTTTCTATTAACGGCACTTTATTAACAAATAAAAAGTATTCTGTTTTGGGCCAATATCAAGTCATTGAAACATCACCGACGAAGTATGCTGTAGAATTATCACCTTGGGTAAGTTTGGGACTCGGTGATAATATTGATATTGATACATCTATCATTACTCAAGTACAGAAGTTTACTACTGGACAAAAAGTAACCAGCCAGTTTGGTAATTCATTAGACTTCGCACCAACGAATAACGAATTTTTCGTTGGTGCTCCGGCAGATAATTCAAGTTACGAACAATCTGGGTCGGTTTATAGATATTTGAACCAATCAAGGACTTATGGTACTACTGTTAGTACAAATTGTAATCCTGTATTAACGGCTGGCAGTTACATTCTCGTGAACGGAAGCCTGATTAAGATTAAATCATCGCCGAAAAATACTATTGAAGAATTGATTATCTCAATAAATTCTTCTGATATTCCCAATGTTACAGCAAAAGCAACATCAAATGCGGTATTTTACGGTAACGGAAAAGATAAGACTTACAACATAGGAAATATCTATTCGTCTGCTGCTTCTTATAATACTAAGGTATATCTGAACAATACATTACTGGTAGAAAACGTAGACTATACCTATAACAACAGCAACGAGACGCTTACGTTTATTCTCGTGCCATCACTTAAAGATAGAATTACTGTAGTGTCTGGTAGGATTATAATATCAGCCAATGTATTAAACGCAAATGATAGATATCATGCGAATTATGATGGTCGTAATGAACTGACGGTGTTGCCAGGACAAGGACCATCGTTTACTCAAATCGGATTTGATACTTATACTCAGGTTCAGAAAATCGTTAGCCCTAGACAATCTTCCTTTGCTAACTTTGGCTACTCAGTATCTATAGATTCTGCGTTCGTAAATTTGGTGGTAGGCGCTCCGAATGGAAATGCCTATGAAGAAATGTCATTTGACAATGATACAACCTACTTTGATAGTTATAGTACAGTATTCTCGGATGTCATCTTTGGATGTGGTGTTGCATATACATATGATTATATGAACTCAGTTAATGCCTCTATTAGTAATCCGGGCAAATTCATTTTTGGACAGCAAGTTTATAATAGAAATCTGAAGAACTTGGATAGATTTGGTCTGGCTGTAAATTATGTAACTGAAAGCCTCATCATAGGTGCTCCGACCAGTTCAAATAAAAATAATGTAAACACTGGTAAAGTATATGTTTATAAAAATACCAACAATCTTCCGAGTTGGCAAGTCAATCATATAGAAACTCCTCAAGTAGATTCGCACACAATCAACTCTACGTTTATGTATGACCGACTGGTTGGTAGTTGGCAACAATACTTTGATTGCATCAATCCCCTTCAAGGAAAAATATTAGGTGCTGCGGCTCAAAATATTGATTATATTGGTGCCGTTGATCCTGCGAACTATAATGTCGGTGTTATTCATAACATAGGCGATAGTTGGGGTGAAGATCAATTGGGAAAAATATGGTGGGATACTGATACCGTAAGATTCTTAAATCCATACCAAAACAATATCAACTATGCAAGTCGTAGATGGGGACAAATATTCCCCGGAAGCACTGTGGATATTTATCAATGGGTCGTGAGCAATGTGCCGCCTATAGCCTATACTGGTGCTGGTGTGCCGTTGTCAACGACCACATATACTATGCGTTCAACAATAAACGAGCAAGGATATTACAATGTAGAATACTACTATTGGGTGAGAGGTCTAAGCACTGTTGAATATAAGTATGGCAAAACTTTAAGCTCAAATGTTATATCTCAGTATATCAGTGATCCTCGCTCAAGCGGTATACCATATATCGCTATTCTTGGACCAGGTCAAGTGGCAATCTACAATGCTTTGAATTACATTTCTGCGGCTGATACGATTCTTCATATTGACTACGATCAATCGCCCAATGATGATTGTATTCATACTGAGTATCAGACGATTCTTACCAACGATGGTGATTCATTCTTAACTGATGTAGTTTATAGAAAACTAATAGATAGCTTCGCTGGCTCAGATGTAAGTGGCAACAATGTGCCCGATCCTATGCTGAGTCCTGGTGAAAAATATGGTGTTCAATTTAGACCACGTCAATCAATGTTCATTGACAGATTTTCTGCATTGCGAGATTACTTGACTGCTGCCAATACTATCATTAACCAGTATCCTGTTTCTGAATCAAAGTCAATGTCGTTATTGTTTGCACAACAAGCAATTCCGCCGGCAAGAGAAGGAAGTGTCATAATATGGAATGAATCAGTTCCAAACAATCAGATTTTGGAATATCAAGATATTGCTGATAAACCAGATGGATATCGTTATCTTGTTGACTCAAACAGTAATTATAGAGGATATTGGACAGTACTTGAAATAGATAGAACACTAACAGAAACATTTAAGTTGGTGATGATTCAATCATATTATACACCAAATTACTGGAATTATGTAAATTGGTATGAAATAGGATATGATCCAAACACAGAAATAGTGGCAGAAGTTCCATATTATGCTGCCTTGCAATCACTATCAGAAGAAATTGCCCCAGTAGATAGTACGGTTAAAGTGACTACAAATAGTCGCGGAAAG